AAACCTTCTTGGTTTAAATTTGCTTTTGCTTTTTCTGCCTGTACTACTTGACTATCTGCAACTTCAGGTTTACCACCTACTAAGTTGTTTTGTTTGCTAGTAATATCAGCAATAGTTTTTGCTAGTGAACCTTCTTTTGGTTCGCCAAAATAATTGGCATTCCATCCTAGCGTTTGTTGTTTTTTATCTGACATTTTAGTCTCCCTTTATTATAAGTCTGTAAACTTAATTTTTCCTCTTGGCATTTTAATACCAAATTTATCTCTTACCATATCCACAACTTCTGGTGGCATTAGATAATTCATTAGATTTGCTAATGATTTTTTTTCTTCAGTTGAACCTCTCATCATTTTAGATATTCTTGCTAAAACTTTTGGGTCAACACTTTTAAATTTTGATTTTTGTTCTTCTAACATATCAACATCAATATATGGTACTAATTCTTCTGGTAACTGTGACCATTTCATACCATGGTTAATAACTAATCTTGCTTTTGCCGCTGAAGACACAATTGGTAAATCTGCTTTTACTAATTTTAACAATTGTGGTTTCTGCAACCTTTTTAAAATTTTTCTTAACTTATCAAATTTGTTTAAAGCAATTCCTGTTTCTTTACCTTTTAAAGGTTCGTATTCTTTTTTCAGTCTTGCTATTTGAGCATCAGTAAATTCATTTAATTCTTCCATAAGTTTATCATGGTTTGCTTTTGCATAGGCAATAGCGTCTGCCTCTTTGTCAAATAGTTTTACTTCGTTACCATCTTTGTCAAAGACACAAAACTTATCTGGATTTCTTTTACTTCTTGCGACATGTTTCGCAGGATCCATATCCATATCTTCTTTTGCTATATCAGGATTGTACATTAAATAATCATATGCTGAATTTATATAATCTTTTGCTTTAGTGATTTTAGATTGTACCCATGCTTCTAAAGGATTACCCTCATCTGTCATGCCTTGCATTGCTGAAGATAACTCTAATGCTTTATCAGCAATCGCTTCTAATTCACCTCTTGCCATAGATACTTCATGGTCGTCATCACCTGCAGGTTCAATTGCTTCTTTTCTTATATCAGATATCTGTTTCTTTAAATCTGCAATCTTCTTTGCTTTATCAAGTCTTACCTGTGCCTTTGCAACAGGATCCTCTTTTATCTTTTTCTTACTTGCGTTCATCTTATCCATTGCTCTGTTTGCCACAGCTGCGCCAGCGCCGTGTGCTGCCGCTCTAGCAATACCTGCTATAGCAGGTGCAAGTTCTTTGACTTCTTTGTAGGCTTCCGCCATTGTTTTTGTGTATCTTGTCATAACTTTACTATTTATACGATTAATTATCTACTGGTGCATTTGCACGCCATTGATAACAAGACCAGTATCTTGCTTTGGTTTTAGGTCCTGGATTATCACAATTATGTCTTGCTCTAAAAGATTTACGCCTCGCTGGGTCGTCTCTTTTAATAGATAAACCAGTAGTATCACCAAAAGATACTTTCTTTACTTTATCGCCATCTTTAACATATACATAAAATTTCTTACTACCACCTCTGATTGGGTCATTAAGTTTTACCTTTTTACCCTGGTACTCAGCTTCAGTAATAGGCAAGTCTTTGTACTGTTGTTCACAAATAGCGTCTATTTCTTCTACTTGTTTAAATGATTTCATTTTTAACTCCTTATAATAGTTTGGGTGTTTCCACTCAAATGTCATTATTTCTTTCTACCTCTTACTTTCGCTGCTAAGTCTTTATCTGCACCACCCCAAGTACCACTTGATTTAGTTGTAAATGAATTTACTCTAGCAAGACCCCATTGTTGAGGCGTTGTACCTGGTCTATGACCAGTTCTCCATGCCGCCATACCACGATTGTAAACTTGTCTTAATATACCTGCTGGCATACCAGATTTTTCTGCTTTCTTTTTGATTGCTGCTGTAGCAGTTTCATCTATTGCAATATCTTCAAGCATTTCTGCAACTGTATTGTCTAACTCTATTTTCCAATCAGTTTGATATTTGTCTTTAAACATTTCAATAGTTTCAGGTAATAATGCCCAATCTCTAATATCGTTAGCAGATAAATCTTCATCTACTTCACCAAACATCTTCTTAAATTTTTGTGTGTGTTTAGAAGGTTTAGTTTTACCTTTACTATCACCTGGTGCAGGTTTGTATGCCGCTGGATTGTCGTCATCCATTTTTGCACCTTTTTTAAAGTGTGCGTCTCTAGCAGACTTAGTTGATTTCTTTAAACCAGTATAGTATTTTTTAGGTTGTGTACCAGATTTCTTTTTAATATCTGGATCCTGTGCAACTCTATCAACACCCTCAAACTTTGTAAGCGCTCTTTGTGCCACAAGTTTTTCATAATCTCTTTCTTGTCCTGGTGTAACTTGACTAAACTTTCTAGTATTGCTTTTCTGGTCATCACTAATATGTGTATCAACATAACTATCATAAGTTTCTGGTTGACCAGGTGTTTTAACTCTTTGTTTTGACTTTTTATCTTTCTTCTCGTTATCAGTTCTTGCTTTGTCTTCATCATCTGTATTTACGTCTTGTTGATTTGAAGCTGCGTTGATTTCTTCGTCAAACGTTTTGAATGATACTAGTCTATCACTATTCTTTTGTAATACTAGTTTCTTTTGGTCAACGTTTTCGTTGATAACTTCTTCGTCAATAGTTTCAGCAGGTACGATATCATCTAACCATGCTCTTTTTACACCACCATCTTCCATTTCATATTGTACATAATTAGGTCCTCTTTTAATAATCTTACCAATACTACCATCTTTTAAATTTTCAACTGTTTCATTCATATTAAATATCTCACCATTGTGATAATTTTCTCTAATTATTTTTAACTCATCACTATCACTACTAGGCGGTACCATATCTTCTCTAACTCCCATTTGATTTTTCAAATCTTTAAATAGTTTCATAGCGTCTTTCTCCTTTGTGTTCTTCATTAGACCACTCCTAAAATCTTTATAATTGTTTTGTTTTGCAAGTGCTCTCATTTTACTAGCAGACATACCAGTAACACCTTCAGCGTCTGGATCTCTTTCACCTGCACTCACTACGTTAACAGTATCGAAATTGTAATCTTTACCGTTATATTTTTTAATTAGTTTTTTAAACTCTAATACTCTATCACTACCTGCAACCATATAAACATCTGTATATCTTTTATCAAATCTATTTTTCAATATTTCCATAAATGTTCTTTCGTTACCTGTAGCAGGCATTAATTGTATACCACGAGGGTATATCTTCTTCAAATAATCTAGTTTTTGTTTTGCTGTTAAAGGATTTTTGTTTTTATCCTGTGAAGCACTAACATACAAAACAGGCAAACCTTTCACTCGTTTTGCCATAGTAATTACTTTGTCAATCAACTTTTGATGACCTATAGTAGGTGGGTTTAAACGACCAAATGCAAATACAACTGGTTGTTTTCTGCCAACTTTACTTCTTAGTAATTCTTTTAATGTTTTCATCTTTTTCTTTTTTCTGCTTCTTTTCTCATCCATTGCTTAGCAATATGACTTTCTATTGGTTTCTTCACAAACTTGGCAACTTGTTTATAAACATTCATTATAATATTCTCATCTGCTTTATTGTTATCTACAATAATCATTTTTTGTTGACCAAATAGTCTTTGAAACTTACCAATATTTCTTTGTACAGTATTCCAGTTTTTCTTTAGTATCTCTGGCGGAACAGTTCTATCTCTTTCTGCATTCCTTGACATTGCTACATCTAAACTAGTATTTACAAATATCATATAACAATCATAACCCATTTGTTTTAATAACATAACTGGTCTTGCTATACTATCATAATCTCTACCTGTACTATCTACCACAAGACCTAAACGACCTTGTATGTAATTCTCTAATGCTTTACCCGTTAACTCTTTCGCTCTTACTCTTATAGGGTCTCTTTGTTTTGCCTCAGCGTCTGGCATCTTCAAAGATAGACCTGCTTTTTTTAAACCTACTTCAAATGCTCTATCACTATTTACATTTTTAAGACCCATACCACCTGTAACTCTTGTTGTTACATAAGTTTTACCTGAACCAGGACCACCTGCAAGGAAAAATGCCTTGAATATACCTGGGTCATATAGACCTTCTTTTAAAACAAATGGTATCATTTGTGGTATCATTTGTACTTATCACTCTTTCTTTTTGTACCATCTGAACGAGGTATTAAACCTTTTGCTTTCAAATGTGCTTTATCTGTAAAACCTGCCTTACCTGCTCTGTATCTTTTCATTGCGTCTGAAGTATTAGGTGCTTTCTCAGATAAATCTAAGTTAGCGAATTGAGAAAACGTCATGTATTCTTTTCTCATCTTTTTAGTTTTTTCTTTCATCTTATTAATGTATGCACGATAAACTGCCGCTGCTTGCGTTTTACCCATAACTTTTGCTCTTTGTTCCATGGCAATCGCTGCCTGTATTTTATGTGCATGTTTCTTACCAGAACCTTCAATCTTTTGTACACTTGCTCTAGCATCTGCTGCCGTTGCAAATTTTAATCCGTGAATTGTACCTTTAGGGTTTTCATCTGTATATAAGTCAGAATGTTTTTTAGACCCAGCAGGTTGACCTTTCTTTCTAGGTATTCTAGGATTACTTTGTTCACTTTGTCCTGGTGTCATTACTTTATATTTTTTTGTTAATTCAGGTGTACCTAAAAGATTATCTTTTTTATATGCGTCTTTGTCTTTCATAGCAAATGTTTTTGCGTCTTCACTTCTTGCTCTATCAAATGCACCTGGTCCTGGATATCCTTTTTCACCTGGTTTCTTTTTTGGTTTACCTGCTTTACGTCTTTTGTGCATGTAGTACCAAAGTCCTTTTTTAGCCATTGCTACCTCCATTACCGCCGTTACCAGCGCCATTGCCACCATTACCATTTGCACCGTTACCATTACCATTACCATTGCCGTTACCATTACCGTTACCATTTGTATTTTGTGGTTCTGGTTTTGATACTGGTCCTACTCTACCATAGTATGCATATTTTTTAATTATAGGCACACATGTTTTAAGTTTCTTATCATACTTAAATCCTGGTGGACATTTTTTATCTTCTACAAATTGTTTATATGTTAACATTTCTTGGTCCTTTATCCCAGTTCTTAGCAGCAGTAAAGTTTTGTACACTAAACTCCAATCTATCTACTAATTTAACTGCTTTGCCTGATTTGTCAACTGCAACATAACCCTCTGGATTAGTTGCTTGTAAACCTTTTGGTGTTACTTTAAACGTACCAATTGATTTAGATTTATTTAATTTAGATATCAAAACTGCTTTTGCTGTTTGCAATGTTTTATATGTAGCACATGCAAAATATATTTGTTTGTTTTGACTATCTATAAATTTTAGTCCTAACTTTTGTATTGTATTATACTTTTCTTTTGCTTTATCTGTTTTTACTCTATCTATTTCTTTTTGTGTTCTATCTTCATAAAACTTTCTAAACTTAGTAGCAGTTTCTTTTGTACTAGGCAAATCAGTTGCCGCTCTTATGAAACTATTTAAATATGTTTTAAGTTGTACACCTACAGATAAAGTATTTGTTTCTGATTTAATTTTATTTAATAATTCTTTTGATTGTTTTAAACTACCTACTGCCATATTCAATGTCTTTTTAAATTGTTGCATTTCACCTATTGTCATTGTGGCATTACCAGATACATCTTTATAACTTGCGTCATCAAAGAATACACTAGGTGTTCTTCTTAACTTACTTACGTTTGCACCAAAACTTGCTTTTAGTTTATCAATACTTTTACCTTTGTAAGTTGTATGAAATATAATACCTAGTTTACTTGAATTAATTTTACGACCTAAACCAGACGCTTCTGGCACCATGTAAACAATTGTGTTAGGTTGAAAAGATATCATCTGTTCAGATTTACCACTAGCAGATTTGTAAGTTGTTTTCTTTAGTGTAGAGTTTCTATATAATAAATCACCTTGTAATATCTCTTTCATACCTATTGTTGAAAGATATCTTAAACAATCTTGTAATATGTTAGCAACTTCGCCTGTGTGATTATTCTTAATATCTTGTACAGAAAAGTTTACTTTAGGTGTTTTATTAAATACTGATTTTGTACCTACAAAAAATTTACCATTTTCAGGATGTGGACCACACACTATAGCAGGCGCACCGTCCCACTTTGTAGTTATGTTTACCGCTTTGTTTGAATTACCTGATAACAAGTCTGCTGTCGCTTGCAAAAAGTTAACTGCATTTTGACCACCTGCAAAACCATTATTGATAATGTCATCTTCTAAGTGTTCTAAGTGAGTATTCTTATCTTCAAATAAATTAATCAAACTTAATCTCCTTCTTTACACTAATTAAAGGTTCAAAACCTAAAAACGTCATTAAATTATTTACTGAGTTTGTAATAAATCCTTTAACTTTAGATACTATCTTAAAGTAAATACTTTTTACTTTTGATTTAATTACATCTAATATACCTTCTTGTATTTCTTCTTTCTCACTTGCTGACATAGCGTCAACAATTAATGATACAACTGACCAGAAATTGTATTTACCTGTTTTACCTTTTGGATTTGCTTTTGTTACTTTTGCTTTAGCAGTCTGACCAGATGTTTTAAATCTTGCCTGTAATCTCATCTTACTGGCAATCTTTTGACAATATGCGTCATCATCTACACTATGAATTGAAACCTTTTTACCATCTGCTGACGCAACAACCATAAATTCTGCCGCTGAATTACTATCTTTTCCGTATTTCTCATAACCAGACATTGCTTCTCTAGCAAATGCAATTTGAAAATCTGGACTTTTTTCAAATAACATTCCTAATTCTTTCATACAATCTTTGTGTGCTTTCTCAGCAGCGTTCACAACAGGATTAGTACCTTTCTTAATGATAGGTCTTAATTGACCTGGCGCTAATGTACTCTTAACAAAACTTTCAAATATCTTATTTACTTTTTTAAACTGTGGGTCTGATTTTAATTTTGGTGTTGTTTTTAAGGCAGCATAGAATGTTGCCAAGGACTCTGCCTGACCACCTGACATAAGTTGTGCTAGACCTATCTTCAATGATAGTCTTTGTTTACCTATGAGTATATCTGTTTTAGGAGTTGTGTCTGTTGCACCGTGAGATTTCCAAAAAGCAGTTAGTGAAGATTTAGCACGACCATACTGTTCTGCTTTAGCATTTTTGTTACCAAATCTTTTTGCGATTGCTTTGGCGATGAGTTCGCCTGCTTTGAGTGCTTCTGGACTTTTTAGTAATGTTTTGTAAACACCAGGATTGATACCTACTTCTTCAGGACTTTTAATTTTCTTTCTATTGTTTTTGTGCCAACCAATAACTATCGCTGCTTCGTAATCTTCAGCTTTTAGACCTTCTTGTAGTTGTACCTTTTTTTCCTCGTATTCGTTGAAACTTAACATTTCAATTCCTCCATATAGTGTATATGTACTATTTAGTCGAGGAAGAACTTAGGAAGACCACCATTTACTTTCCAAGGTTGGTTTTCATTATGAAAATCTGCGAGTTTTCTGGCGTCTTTACGAAAGTCAAAAGTAGAAACCTTACCCTTTTGACCTAAGTTGTTAGTCTGCCATACCTCAAACTTGATACTTTTACCTCTCTTTACAGACTTAACCTGCATAGAGTAACCTGTAGGAAAACTAGTATTGGAAGTCTTGGAACTTCTTGTATTTTTCCTCTGGCGTTTCTTCCTTCGTAGGGTTGTGTTCGACATATTTCTCCTTTTGCTCTGGTTGTATTAGATTTTGTGCTGATTGTTCTATATCAAACAATTTCATTCTACTTCTATCAACACCAATAATAAACTTTCTATTCATTGTTGGATCGTTGTATCTGTTTTTTAATTGTTTGACAAGCATTTGACCTGCCTTTTCTAATTCTTCACTACTAATCAAAGCAAACATAAAGTCTGCTGTTGCTGGTAAACCAAAACTTTCAGACGTATCTTCTAAACCTACATCTGTGGAAACAAAACCTGTTCTTGTAGTTTGTGTTGCCGTTACAATTGGCACATTTAATTCTACTGCCAACCCTCTTAATTCTTCAGCGATTGCTTTTATGTAAGTATAACTGTTTACATTAGCACCTGCCTTAAATCTACTTGAAGCACAAATATTAATATAATCTATGAATATAATATCTGGTTTAAAACTTTTCTTTAATGCCAACTCATTGACTAATGCACGATAATGATTTGCACCTGCACTAGCAGTTGGATATTCTTTGATGATAACTGTACCTGTTGTCTTGCCTTGTAATTGTACTATCTTATCGTTAAACATCTTTTTGTTTAACATATGTAAATCTTCCATAGATACATTTAATAAGTTAGCATCTATTCTTTCTGCAATTCTTTCCTCTGCCATTTCCATTGTGATATACAATACATTCTTATTATCTGCCAAGGCAGCGGCAGCCTGATGACACATGAATAAAGTTTTACCAACACCCGTACCTGCAAGAGCAACGTTTAGTGTTTTGTTTGGCAATCCGCCTTTGGTAACTTTATTGAAGAAATCTAAATCAAATGGTATTCTATTTTCTTTTTTATGATAATAGTCAAATCTTTTTTCTATATCAGACAAGTAATCATGCCCGACATTCTTATCAAAAGAGACGGCAAGGGCGTCTCTCATTATTTCAGGTATTGCTTCTGCTGTTTGTTTTTGATTTTTGCCATCTAAGATATGAATACCTTCCATGACGGCATTATGTACTGCACGGTCTTTACAAAACTTTTCTGTAGTATTGACTAACCAATCTATATCAATATCTTCTTTATTAAGTGTAGATATTAAATCAACAATAGATTGATATTGTTTCTCGTTTAAGTCTT